AGAAAGCAGGTGCAAGGGATATCTGGTATGATCCTCTAGCACAATCTTTCCAGGTTACAGAAGATAAAGGGATCTTTATTACTAGTTGTGATGTCTACTTTAAGTCTAAGGATGACATGGATATTCCTATGACATTCCAGATTCGAACAATGTCTGGAGGTGTCCCGACGCAGAAAATATTACCATTCTCTGAGATTGTAATGGATCCAGATGATATTAAAATATCTTCAACTGGAACTGTAGCAACTACATTTACATTTGATGCACCAGTATATCTTGAAGGTGCAAACCAAGAATATGCAATTGCGCTTTCATCTTGGTCAACAAAATATCAAGTGTTTATCTCTAGAATTGGAGAGTCTGATTTACTAACTGATGAATTTATTTCACAGCAGCCATATTTGGGATCTCTATTCAAGTCTCAGAATGCTTCTACTTGGGAACCTTCTCAGTGGGAAGATCTTAAGTTTAAGATTAGAAGAGCAGAATTTGAGACTTCGGGGACAATGGAATTATATAATCCAGTCCTTTCAGAAGGTAATGCTCAGATTGCAAAATTAATGCCCAATCCAATCAATATCAATTCAAGAGAGGTTAGAGTTGGTTTTGGAACTACAGTAACTGATACTGCACTTACTAAAGGTAATACAATTACTCAGCAAGGATCAAATGCAAGAGGAGACTTTTTATCAGTCGCAGGTGTTGCTACTGGAGCATTAGGAGTTATTAATGGTGGTTTAGGATTCTTCCCATCATCTGGAAGTAAAGGTTATACTGGTATTGCTTTAACTAACATAACGGCTGGAGGAGATTACTTAAATGCAAATATACATGTTGTTGATGGTGCTATAGGAGTTGCAACAGTTGTAACTTCTGGTTCTGGATTCCAAGTCGGTGATGTTCTTGGTATAGCAACAGTTGGTGTAGGAACATTGAATGTTGGTAGAAATGCTCGTTTCTCTGTTACCAATCTTGGTCAGATTAATGAATTATTGCTCGAAAATGTTCAGGGTAACTTTGTAGTTGGTGCTGGTAAGACTATTATGTTTGATCATCCAATTACTGGAATTACAACAACTCTAGGTGCTAATGGTGGTACTGCTGGATGGGGATTCTCTCCAGAGAAACTTACTGTTGTTAGTGATGGATTGCATCTTACTGTTGATCATAGAAATCATGGTATGCATCATGAGCAAAATAGAGTAATAATATCTGATGCAGTTTCAGATGTTGCGCCAACAAGATTATCATTACCATATGGTTCAACTTCTACTACATCTATTCCTGTAGAGAATAGTGCTGACTTTGAATCTTTTGAAAATGTTAGTGTTGCATCAACTAATCCAGGTTTGGTCCAAATTGGAGATGAAGTTCTGAAATATACTGGAGCAGGTGGTGGTAATTTAACTGGAATTGCTAGAGGTAGTGGTGGTTCAAACTATCTAAAAGGACAACCTGTTTATAAGTATGAATTAGGTGGAGTTTCTCTTGCAAGAATTAATAAAACTCATCTACTGAGTGATGTTACTGTCCTTGATCCCGCACCAATAACATTTGATTCATATACCCTCAAACTAGATCATAGTAGGATATCTGGTTCTGATGGTGTAAAAGGAGATGCTGAAGATCGAAGTAGTAATACTGCAGGAAGTAATCCAGTACTTTACTTCAATGATACTAGATCTACTGGTGGATACAATGTTAAAGGAACTCAAAACATACCGTTCCAAATTATATCTCCAAATATTCAGAATACTACTGTTCCTGGAACATCTATAAATGCTACTTTAAGAACTGTTTCTGGTACTAGTCTTGGTGATGGTAAAGGTCAAGGTACTGATATACCATTTATGGATAAAGGATCTGAATCTGTTACCTTGAATGCGTCTAACTATTTGAATTCTACAAGGTGTGTTGCATCTAGAGTTAATGAAAACAATAATGCTACACTTAAGTCATTCCCAGGTGATAGATCACTTGCTATGACCGTTAATTTGAGTACATCAGATCCAGCATTATCACCTGTGATTGATTTGGAAAGAATTAGTGCAATTTTAGTCTCTAATAGAGTTGATGCACCAGTTTCAAATTATAAGACTGACAATAGGGTTAACAATATGTTTGATGATCCAACGGCATGTCAGTATATTTCTAAGGAGAATACTTTAACAAACTCTGCTACTCAAATTAAAATTATAATGAATGCTCATATTAATGAGTACTCTGATATCAGAGCATTCTATGCAATTAGTGATACTGCTAACTTTGACCCAATCTTTATTCCATTCCCTGGATATTTGAATTTGAATAATAGAGGAGAGGTTCTTGCTCAAGCAGACAGTGATGGGCGACCAGATAAGTATAGTCTTAAGCAAGATGCTGGTAAGTTTAAAGAGGGTGAGATATCCTTTAGGGAATACACTTTTAGTGTAGAAGATCTACCAACATTTAAGCATTATAGGATTAAGTTTGTAATGACTTCAACTGATCAAACATGGGTTCCTAAAACATCTGACCTACGTGTTATTACATTGGCATAATTATGAGTTACGTAAAGGTAAAAGATTTTTCAAATCTTGCTAGAGACCCAGATAGTGGTCAAATAATTAATACTAATGATTTTGAATATGATCAGTATATTGCTCGTCGATCTGCAAAAAAACTTGAAAAACAAAAGCAGGTAGCAGTCGAGGGTGATTTGGATACTATGAAATCTGATCTTGATGCCCTGAAGGGGGAAATTGGTGAAATTAAGTCTCTACTAAAGGAACTAGTCAATGTCCACTAAAAAAATTACATTCGATCCAGAGTCTGGTGTTGCATATGCAGCTAATTTTGTTCTTAATGGTGGTTCTGATTTCACAGGAACATTTGAAGTAGTAGATACTAGTGGAACTGGGTGGAATTTTTCTACAACCAATTCAGTTGGTATTGCTACCACTACAGGATGGACTGGATCATCTCAGATGACCAAGAGTATTTCTATTGGTTCGACTGGGTTCCCTGCAGCAACTTTTGTTGTTGGTATTGATACTACCAGTGCTACTGCAGGTAAGTTTACTATTTCTTTAGGATCTACTGCTACCAGAACTTTAAGTGAAGGTAGGTATGTGTATGATGTTATTGTTAGTTCTGGATCGACGTTCTATAGGATTGTTGATGGAACAATCTTGGTCCAACCAGGCATTTCGTCTGCAATATAAATATTGATAGAGGTATAGTATAAATGTCCCAACCAGGATCACGATCAGAACTTATCACTTACTGCAAGAGGCAGTTAGGTGCTCCAGTATTGGAGGTTAATGTTGCTGATGAACAAGTAGAAGATCTTCTCGATGATGCTATTCAGTATTTTCAAGAGAGGCATTTTGATGGTGTATACCCAACTTTTTTAAAGTATAAGTTAACAGAAGATGATATAAAAAGAGGAAGATCGAGAGATGGAAATACTGATAATGTAGGAATAACAACCACTACTGCTACTGCAACTATTGATGGTGGCACTACTACCTTTAGTTGGACAGAGACTAGTAATTATTTGCAGGTTCCACCAGAGGTTATTGGAGTAACAAAGATATTCCATTTTGATGGAACAAACGCCATGTCAAGTGGTATGTTTAGTATTAAGTATCAAATGTTCCTGAATGATGTATATTATTGGGGTGCAATGGAGATGTTGACATATGCAATGACTAAGACATACCTTGAAGATATTGATTTCCTATTAACAACACAGAAACAAATAAGATTTAATCAGAGACAAGATAGATTGTATATGGATATTGATTGGAGTAATGTTGTTGAGGGTGATTATATTATTATGGATTGTTATAGAGCAATGAATCCGAATGACTATGGAAGAGTATGGAATGATTCATTCCTTAAGAAATATACAACTGCTCTCATTAAGAGACAATGGGGACAGAATTTAATGAAGTTTACTGGAGTTAAATTGCCTGGTGGAGTAGAATTAAATGGTAGACAAATGTATGATGATGCTGAAAAGGATCTTGAAGTTATTAGAGAAATGATGTCTAACACTTATGAACTTCCACCACTAGATATGATAGGTTAAGATCATGGCACTTAACCCGTTCTTTCAACAAGGCTCATCTGGAGAACAAAGTCTTGTTCAATCTCTTATTAATGAACAATTGAGGATGTATGGTGTAGATATACACTATATGCCTAGAAAGTATATTGAAGAGAAAACTATATTAAAAGAAGTAACTGCATCTAAGTTTGATGATGCATATCCAATAGAAGCATATATTGATAACTTTGATGGGTATGGAGACAACCCAACAATGTTGTCGAAGTTTGGTATTCAGGCAACTAATGAAGTTACTGTAATTATTTCCAAAGAAAGATTTGAAACTTATATTTCTCCTTTGATGAAGAATGAGGAGAATGTAAAATTATCTACTAGACCTAAAGAGGGAGATTTAATATATTTTCCATTAGGAGATCGTCTATTTGAAATCAAGTATGTAGAGCATGAGAAACCATTCTATCAACTTAAGAATACTTATGTTTATGAACTACGTTGTGAGCTCTTCCGTTATGAGGATGAGGTTATTGATACTGGGGTTGATGAGATTGACGACACCCTGGAGGCGGTTGAAGGTGCCGATGGTGAAGATGTACTCATCGGTTCTGGTGGTACACAGAAATTAACTCTTGCTGGAGTATCAGTACAGGCAACTGCTGTTACTGGAGTTATTAATGGTGGTATTCAATACATCAGTATATCCAATAGAGGCAACAGTTATACATATGCACCAAGAGTAGCAATATCTTCTGCTCCTGCCGCTGGTGTAACTGGTATAGCAACTGCTAATTTACTTGGTGGTATTACTGTATGTTCTGGTGCTGCTGATATTAATAATAGTAAGAAGAGAGTAGTTCAGTCTATTAACCTGATAAATCCAGGTATGGGATATACAAGTAACCCAACAATTGAAGTATTTGGTGATGGTACAGGTGTTGCTGCTACATCCAAGATGGAGAATGGAACTATCGGTATTGTTACTATTACTGCTGGTGGTTCTGGTTATTCTACAAGTCCTACTATTTCCTTTACAGGTTTATCAACAGTCTCTGCTGCTGCAACAGCCGTTATAAGTGCTGCTGGAACTATTTCTCAGATACAGATAACAAATGCTGGTGCTGGTTATACCGTATCTCCAACAATGTCTATTTCTTCACCAGGAAGTTCTGGTACTGGAAATTATGCATTTAATGAGATTGTTACTGGTAGTGTTAGTGGTGCTACAGCAAGAATAAGAACACATAGTTCTGTTACAAATGAAGTAGAAATTGGTAGTATCTCAGGAACATTTAAGATTAATGAAGATCTTACAGGAGCATCTTCTGGTGCTGTACAAAGAATAAGACTAATCGACCTAACCAATTTTGATGATGGATTTGGTGAAAATGATGAGTTTGAATTACAAGCAGATGCTATTTTAGATTTCTCTGAAGGTAATCCGTTCGGTACTCCCTAAATAATACGTCAGGTCTATAACCATGTTTGAATATTTTTATAACGAAATTTTTAGAAAGACTATAATTTCTTTCGGTACCCTTTTCAATGATATCTCTGTTAAGCAAGAGGGATCTGTTGTAAAGGTTCCTTTGGCATATGGACCAACTCAGAAGTTTTTAGCAAGATTAGAGCAAGCACCTAATTTAAGTCAGTCAGTTGCAATATCCTTACCAAGGATGTCTTTTGAATTTATTGGACTTACATATGATCCTGCTAGGAAAGTTACTACTACTCAGCAGATTACTGTAAAGGATCCTGATAGTGGAACTGATACTAAGAAAGCATTTATGCCTGTTCCATATAATATGCAATTTGAACTTGCTATTATGTGTAAATTGAATGATGATGCATTGCAGATCGTAGAGCAGATATTACCATATTTTCAACCACAATATAACCTAACAGTTCAGTTAGTAGAAGGACTTAACGAGAAGAGAGATATTCCTATTATATTAGAAAACGTATCAATGCAGGACGACTATGAGGGAGATTATACTTCACGTAGAGTTCTTCTTTATACATTAAGATTTACTGCAAAAACATACCTATTCGGTCCTATCTCCAGCGCAAGCAAGGATATCGTCAAGTCTGTTTCTGTTCGTTATCTTGCTGGTGGTTCTAAGAGTACTGAAAGGGATATTACATACTCTGTTGTCCCTAGAGCAATTAAGGATTACAGTGGTGATATTCGTACTGAACTTGCAGAAGATATAGATCTTGGAGCAACAGAGATTAATGTAGCAGATGGTACTCAGGTTACCGTTAAGAAATACATTGATGTTGATGGTGAGGAAATGTATGTCAGTAAGATTACTGGTAACAAACTTACTGTTAAGAGAGGTGAGGATAGCACAACTGCTGTAGCACACGTAAGAGGAACACCAGTCAAGGGTATTGATTACACCGCAAGAGAAGATAGTGATCTCATAGAAATGGGAGATGACTTCGGATTTAGTGGTACTATAACATGAAGAAAACCAACCTAGATGATGCATTTAATATGGATGCGACAGTTGATATTGTTCCCGCAGATAATGTTGGAATAACACCTGAACAGAAACCTGATAGACTTACTAAAACTGATATTGATAAAGACTATGAGTATACTCGTGGTAATCTTTACAGTATTATAGAGAAGGGTCAGGAAGCAATTAATGGTATTCTTGAACTCGCACAAGAGAGTGAGATGCCTAGAGCATATGAGGTTGCAGGACAGTTAATTAAGAGTGTCTCTGATGCAACTGATAAGTTAATGGATCTTCAGAAGAAACTTAAAGATGTAGAAGAAGAGACACAACATAAAGGACCATCTACTGTCAATAATGCACTATTTGTTGGTTCCACTGCAGAACTACAAAAGATGTTAAAGGCTCAATTACCTAAAGATTCTAAATAAATCAGGGAGAGAAATCCCAAAGTACTTTTAGTATCCATACAATGTCGGATAAGTTACCGTCACTAGATGATTTGCTCAAAGAGAGTAAACTTCCATCAGTAGACGATTTTATAAAAGAAGAAGATTTACCTTCGATTGACGACTTCGTTAACGAGGAAGATACTTATTCACAGAAAGATAAAGAACTTAAGAAAACTAATAAAGCAAGGAAGCAGAGATATAAGAGTCTACATTCGAAAACAGATGAAATTAATAATGTAGATGTAAATGAAGAAAATAGTTGTGGTGAAGGAGAATATTTTTGTAATGATGAGCAAAAATGTAAGTCTATTCCTGCAGGGCATAAAGTTCTGGAAGATGGAGAATTAGTCAAGGAAGATGTAGACCTTACAGAAATATTACGTTTAATTAATAACGTCAGAAAGGATATTCCTAATGTCCCAGAGGTTAAGTATTACGACGAAGAATTAGAGAAACTTGCAATATATGTTGAAGAGATTAAAGAGAGTATCCCAGAGATACCAGAACAAAAGATATATGATGCAGAAGTAGAAGCAATATGTGAACAGATTGATAGTTTAAAAGAAGAAGTCAATAAGAATGCTGCTGATATACCAGAGATAAAATATTATGATGAACAGATAAGTGAACTTGAAAATAGACTCAACAAACTTCCTGAAGTAAGGTATTACGAAGAGGATGTTAAATCCCTACAGGAAGATATTCTTGCAGTAAAGGAATCTATTCCCAAGTTCCCTAAGTGGGTTAATGAGGTTAATGAAGTCCCAGATTTTTCTTGGATTGGTAAGACCTTTAGTGTAATTGATGATGACTTTATAAAATTAAATGATAACTTAGATTTTGTTAAGGGTAGGATTGACCAAGAAGTTCAACAGTTATCTGAAGATATTGATGTTAAACGTTTTGAATCAAAGACGGATATTGATGAATTAACTAAGAGTTTAAAAGAGACTAAGGATAAGATATATAAGGAATTGAGAGAATCTGCTCTTAAGATATATGATGCTAAGAACGGATACAAGGATGATGATAGAAAATTAAAGAAGCAATTACTTAATCAGTTCCACGTTTTAAAGCAGAACATTAATGATGAAGTAAAAGAATTTAATAGGAAGAATGATGCGACTAAGGATTTATATGGGGGATATTTTGAAGGACTTACACAAGAAATTTCCAATCTCCCTGAAGTAAAATATTATGATGAAGAAATAAAAGAAGTTCGGGATGAGTTTAAAGAAGGTTTAAAATCCCTTAAAACTTTAGTTGAGGAGATTAAGGAAAAGCAACAAGCAGTTAAGAGTGAAGTACAGGATATACAAGAAGGGCTTTTAAATGAACCACCTGAAACTGATAATAAAGATCCTTTAACTCCACTAGATAAGCAATTCCCTAATCTAAAAGCATTAGCAGATCATTATCGTTTATTTATTAATAGAACTCAACAACAACTATCCGTAATGGGTGGTGGTGGAGCCGTCAATATTAAAGATCTTGATGATGTTAATATTGAAGCAACTCCTGATACTGGTAATTTACTTATCTACAATGGTAGTGAATGGGTTGGAATCGGAAGCACCTTAATTCAAGGATCAACTGATTTAGATTCTGTTTTGGAAGGTGGTAATGTATCTGGCATTGGAATGAGTGTCGGTGTTATTACTGCTACTAATGGATACTTTAGTGGTATTGTAACAGCATCTACAATCAATTATGATAATGTAACAGACATATATTCAACTGGTATTGTTACTGCAACTAAGGGTGTTCAGGTTACTGGTCTTGGTGTTCATGTAACAACTGCTGGTGTATCTACATTTGTAGGATTAACATCATTCCGTAATGGTATTGATGTAAGAGCAGGAACGGCAAGTACTG